GGTGAACGCGAGACCCCTATCAATCTGTGTGATCAAGCACAAAAAACAATACCTATGCAAAACAATCACATCCAGTTTCTTGTGGATCAATACGGATTAGCAAACGTGGCTTGGTTTATCCGGTTAATGAAACGCGGAACTCCGCCCGAGCAATTGGCCGGCTATTGCGTTCCAAACCCACAGGACAGCAGGCGCGACGGTGTTTTCCGGGCTCTGCAGTACGCCGGCACTGTGCCCGACTCGATGCTGCCTCCTGACATCCAAAAGGCTTTGAAGCCATGACACAACGAGAATACGCCAAGCATGCCGGTGTTTCGCATGGCTACGTCACCCAACTGGCTGCGAAGGGGATGCCGATGCATAGTCCTGAGGCCGCCGATGCCTGGCGAAAGAAAAACATCCGGGCCAAGTCGACGACTCAACACATACAATCGCCACCAATACCAGAAGCCCCCACAATCGAACAAGAAGGCCCCTACAGGCCGGCCGAGGCATCAAACCATATCAACACAGCAACAGCCTCTTGCGATTCCCCAGAAGGCGCCTACGAACGACAACGGCAAATAGAGCTCGAAGCCTACAAGCTGGTTGTCGTGGCCCTGAAAGAAGGCCGGGCCGACACCGCCCGTCTTGTCTCAATCCATGCTGCCGCGGCAAAGAACCTCACAGCCGCCCGGGACGAGGTGATCGCCCAGGCCGAGAAGGAACGGCGCCTTGTATCCGGAGACTGGGTGCGTAAGGTGATGCAGGAGCATGACGGCGCCGTGGCCTCACTGATCAAAGCCATGCCCAAGCAGCTCTCCGGCCGGATAGCACCGCATGACCCGGAACACGCAGAGCGAGAGCTGACTCGGTGGGTGCAGGAGGTCTGCCTCAAGACGTTACACAATACCGACCCATGGAAAACCTGACCGACCTCCAGCGCAACCTGCTCGACTACAGGCGCAACCTTTACAAGCCGACCCCGCAGCAGACCGTGGTCGAATGGTCCGAGGCCAACCTCCGGCTTACACAACGGCAGACCGAGCACCCGGGGCCGTTTTCCACGTCGGTCAGACCATACACCCGGGAGCCGATGGAAGACTGGAAGAACCCTAGCGTATCCGAGGTGACACTGTGCTGGGGATCTCAGACATCCAAAACCACCACCCTCATGGCCGGCCTAGCGTGGCTGATCGCCAACGAGCCAAGCCCAGCCCTTTGGCTGATGCCTTCCGAGAATCTAGCCCGATCGTTCAGCAAATCCCGCTGGCTTCCAATGCTCGAAGACAGCCCGACCATGCTGGAGTGTTTCCCGGCCGAGGCCGACAAGATCACCAACCTCGAGCAGAACTTTACACGGTCGACCCTGACTTTTGTCGGATCCAACAGCCCGGCAAACCTTGCCTCTCGCCCGGTACGGGTGCTGATCGCCGACGAAGTGGACAAGTTCGCCGAGGCAACCAGCAAGGAAGCCGATGCCCTCGACCTGGCCGAGCAGCGCCTTAAGAGCTTCAGCAGTTCCAAGGCATTCATGACCTCGACACCCACCGTGGTCGAAGGCCGGATCTGGCAACGGTTTCTTCGTGGCGACCAGCGCCGCTATTACCTGCCCTGCCCCCACTGCCGGGAACTGATCAAACTCGAATGGCGCCAAGTGACATGGGACGACGCCAAGACCGATGGCGGCAAACACGACCTAGCCAAAGTCCGGGCCTCGGCCCACTACGTCTGCCAGCTTTGCCTCGGTAAGATTACCGACGCCCACAAGGTGGCAGCCCTCCGACATGGCCAATGGCGCCCAGAAAATCCCAACGCCATGCCCGGCGTGCGATCCTACCACCTAAGCAGCCTCTACAGCCCTGATCGCAAGTGCACCTGGGGCCACCTCGCCGTGGCCTTTCTCGAAGCTAAATCCTCGATGGCCGGCCTTCAGGGTTTCATCAATGGCAACTTAGCCGAGCCTTGGGAGCAGCAAGACGTGCAACAGGAGCGCCCCGAGGCATCGGCCGCTGTGTCCATTACCGGAGGCCGTCGCTATCTGACTGCCGACGTCCAAGCTGTGGCGCCGTTTCTGTGGTGGGTCTGTCGCGAATGGAAGGATGGCAACTCGACATTGATTGCTGCCGGCCATGCCGATGACTTTGCCGCCTTGCGCCGGGTGCAGGTGGCTCTGGAGGTCCATGACATGGATGTCGGCATTGATTCTGGATTCAACACTCAGACAGTGTACGATGCATGCGGCAGTTATTCCTCGATCACATCCAACTCTGTCAGCTATCCGTGCGGCCTGCGGTTTCCACCGGAAGGCGGGCTCCGAAAGCCTGCCTTGATCGGATGGCTTCCGCTCAAAGGACGGGAAACCGGAGCCCGTTTTACCACCCAGAGCGGCGCCGTCCATCCGTTCGGCCTGTCGACATCCTCCTCGATGCGCACCGACGTCGTGCAGCCCCTCCTAGTGTTCGACACCGAGCACTTGCGCGATATGCTTTCCAGGCTAAGAAAGGGCGACATCGACCGAGAATGGGGCGTCCACCAGCAACCGCCAAACGTCCAGGCCGAAGGTGCTTACGTGGCGGATCCTGACCTTTACTGGCGGCACCTCGACTCACACGTCCTTCGCCCACAGGCAAATCGTGCCGGCCGGATCAAACACGTCTGGGTAAAACGCAACCAGAAGTGGCCGGATCATTTGCACGACTGTGAAATCATGCAACTTGCCATGGTTATGCTTTGGAATGACCTCGTTTCAACGGCGGCAGAGTAGTTTTGCGACCCTATTGACATCATTCAGCACTATGGGAATCTCAATGCGGAGTGATTACTTTCACGGTCGCAATCAAGCGAGCCTATTTGCGGAGTGTTTACAGTACCCTAGGCGGTACGACACTCTTGGCTGCTTTGACGGCTAAGGTAATTGCCGCGGCTACCACCATTGAATCCGGTCAAGTTGTCCGGTCGACCTCATCCTCTGACGTTTCCGTTGAGTTTGCCGAGCCCGGAAAGGGCGCTCCCACACCGTCTGAGATGGTGGAAATGTGGGAATTGCTGATTTCGGACTACGAGTTCGCCGTCGAACTGTTGAACACTTCCGGCATTGCAAGCCCGACAGATGCCCAGATTTTTGACAAGATGATGGGCGTGGTGCTTGTTGCGGTGACCAGTTACAACGGGGACTTCTCGCAATTGCGCCGGGAGCCCTACATCGGGAACCAGATGACGTAATGGGACTCTTTGATTCCATCTTGTCTCGGTTCCGGTCGGCCCCTGTTGATAAATACGAGGGAGCAGGGAACAGTCTTCGCCGTTCCTACCTAGACACGTCCTACACATCGGTTCGCTTCGACGTGTCTTCATGGACCCGGCAGGCTATTGTCAGAAAAAGCCGATATTTTGAACAGAACAACGCGGTAATGAACCGCCTTGGGGATCTGTTCGAGTCTTACACGGTCGGCAGCAACTTCTCGGTGCAGCCGGCTTCCTCTGATCCGGAATGGAATCTGCGTGCTAAGAAATGGTGGGACACCTGGAGCCGATACCCTGACATTGGATCCCGGCAGTCCTTTGGCACCCTCATGGGCTTGGCTGCCCGTGGATGGTTCTACGACGGTGAGAGCTTCCTGCTGCTGACCCGCGGCGACTCCGGCCGGCCGAGGCTGCAATTGATTGAGCCGCAGCAAGTATCCACGCCTACCGGCCAGGAGAACACGCCCGACATCTTCGACGGCGTGCGGTTTGACACGAAAACCGGCCGGGCCCTGACGTTCTACGTCGGCCAAGAGCGCAAGCAAGGCGAGCTGACCGACATCCGCCCCATTGCCGCGGATTCCATCGTCCACATTTACGAGCCCCAACGGGCAAACCAACTCCGCGGACTGCCTTTTGTCGCGTGCGTCATCAATGACCTGCACGACCTGGACGACCTCCAAAAGCTGGAGATGGAATCGTGCAAGCTGGCTTCCAGCGTTGCCCAAGTCATCAAAACCAGCTCCGGGGAGGTCCAAGCCAGCAGCCTGCGCTCTGGTCTGGGCGCCACTCAGGGCACTGCCCAGAGCTATTACGAAACCGTGTTCGGGGCCTCGGTCAAGGTCATGAAGACCGGGGACGAGTTCGAGCAGTTTGTCTCAGACCGCCCTTCAGTCAACATGCGCGACTACTGGCGCCAACTGACTGAAAAGGTGTGCGCCGGAGTCGGCATCCCTTACGTCTTGGTGTTCCCGGAATCCATGCAGGGCACCGTCTACCGCGGCGCATTGGATATGTCGGCCGTGTGGTTTCGCTCTCGCCACATGGTCATGGCCTCGGCCGCCCGCCGCATCTGGGAGTATGTGATGGAACACGCCATCCGCACCGAGCCCAGTCTGCGTGATTCTCCAGACGACTGGTACGAGGTGGCCATCCAGGCGCCCCGGGCCCCCAACGTCGACGTGGGCCGCAACTCTGCTGCCCAGCTTGCGGAACTCGAGGCCGGCGTCACGACATACGATGAGATCTATGGGGCCCGGGGCATTGATTGGCGTTCAGCCCTAGAGGCCAAAGCCCAACAGGCCAAGTTCATTCATGAGCTTGCCGAGAAGTACGACATCGACGTTTCCGAGATTAGCAGGGCGCAAAAGCTCCCAATTGCACCGGAGCAAGCTGAAATCGAGGAACTCGAAATTAAGGATCCTGAGGAAGTGATTCCTCCCGTGCCTGCGGTGACCCCAACCGCATCGGCCAAACGTAAAGGAAAAACGAAATGACCAAGGTTAACAACTGGCTGTCATACAGCCCGCGAGCCGCTGCCAACGAGGCTGCGACCATTCAAATCTTCGATCAGATTGGCGAGGACTGGTTTTCCAATTCCGGCATCACGGCCAAGTCGTTTGCCGAAACCTTGCAAGCCGTCGGACCGGGCCCGCTGAATGTCGAGATCAACAGCCCTGGCGGCAACGTCTGGGACGGCCTTGCCATCTATAACATGCTGCGCGGCCGGCAGGCTCAAGTGACCACCCGCGTGGTCGGTGTTGCTGCCTCCATTGCTTCGATCATCGCCCTGGCTGGCGACACTGTAGAAATCGCGGACGCGGCCCTGATGATGATTCACGACCCGTCCGGCCTTGCCGCTGGCACGTCCGACGATATGCGGAAGATGGCTGACGCCCTCGACCAGCACGCCGCGATTTTGTCCGGCGTCTACGAGAAAAAGACCGGCAAAACTGCATCGGCAATCCGCGCCGCAATGAAGGCTGAAACGTGGTTCACGTCTTCCGAGGCTATGGACTTTGGCCTAGCCGACAAACTTTCCGAGGAGAAGCCAGCTATGGAAGCCAACGCCGCCCGTGCTTGGTTCCGTGCGTCTCTCCCCAAACTTTCGACCGGCAGCATTTCCGCTGTCGCCGATGGCGCGAACACCGCGCCGACATCACAAACACCACACAACATGACTGAATCAAATCCCGTGGTGCCGGCCGCTCCCCCTGCGCCGGCTCCCGCCGCCCCGACCGCCATCGACATTGAGGCCATCGTCGCCAAAGCTGTCGCCGCTGCTATCAGCGCCAAGGCCCCCACCGCCGCCCCTGCTCCGGAGCCCATCGTTCCGCGCATTGAGAACCTCGGCAACCCGTTGCTGGAAAAGCACAAGGGTTTCAAGGCTGGTTCTGATCGCCGCAAGTTCCTGATTGAGAACCACAGCGAGCTGATCCGCCAGAACCAGATCCACGCTCCTCAGAACACCAACACCTTCACCAGCACCTTGGTGGTGGATTATCTGGCCGACGCCATCATCACCATTGCCGCCACCCGTTTGGCGCTGTTGGACGGTTTCACCCGCAACGTCGGCTTGGACAACCTGCGCCCCCGCGCCACGGTTCGCGTGAAGCGTTACACCACTGGATCTGCCGCGCAGACCAATGCGACCAACTTCGAGACCAACGACGACAGCACTCTGGCCGCCACCAACGTGACGGTGAACCAGATCTCCAAGATCTTCAGCATCCAGAACGCTGAGTTGAATCAGGGCTTCCAGCTCGCCGACCTCGCCCAGGGGTCTGCCGACCTGTTTGCCTACGGCATTTCGGATGTCGTGACCGGCCTGATGGTCTCGGCCAACTACGACAGCCCGACCACCATCGGCACCGCTGCCAACTTCGACACGTCTGATCTCCCGGCGATCTTGGCCTTGGCCAAGAACTACCGGAGCAAGAACCTTGTGCTGGACGGTGGTCACATTGCCCGGCTGATGTTCTCCTCGGCTTCCAACACGTTCCCCGACGGCCGCCTTGCCGCTCTGGCCAACGGCCGCTTCGGCTTCGATCTGATCGCCGAAAACAACCGCTGGACCGGTGGCATCGCCAACTTGGCCGGCTTTGTCTGCGGCCCGGATGCCATCGCCATCGCCGCCGGCCTCCCGGTTGGCATGATTGCTGGCGAGTTCCTCGAGCAGCGCACGGTGACCACGGCCAACGGCCTTTCCTGCTTGCTGTCGGTGTGGTACAGC